CGTTCATTAACTTCTGGCTTTCCTGTTGCAGTAAATGTTTTTGGTTTCCAACCTAAAACTTTAATTAATCTGTCTGCGATATGGTCTCTTGAATTAGGATTAAATATTTCTGTCTTAACTTGTTTGACAGGAACACCTGCTTTAATTCCTCTTTTCTTATTATCTCTTTTATATCTTTTATAACCTGTAACTTTTTCCCAAGAAGGAAATACTACAGCTAGTTCATCTTCTAACTGTAGCTTCCTTTTGGTTAAGATAGACACAAGCGACTGAGCAGTCGTCTCATCAAAGTAAACTCCGTGCTGTTCTTGTTTTCTAATCCACTTTGAAAACTTATGTTCTAACTCTATAGCTTTAGGAGAATATTTTTCGGCTATAATCTTTTTATAAAGTAAGTGAGTGACTTCAACATCACGTACACAATAATTAAGCATATCTTGATTGTATGTTTCAAAATCATTGTGTTCTTGATAATCACCTTTTCTTAAACCACATCTATAACCCCAAGCTTCTAATGAAAATTTTCCATAAAGCTTTGCAGGTAATTCTTTAAATTTATAATCTTCTTCTAATCGGTTGGTGTAAATTAATCTTGATATTAAAAGTGTATCAAACACTTCACCTTGATAATCAAAGTTCAAACCTAATTTTAATGCAGGTAAATCAAAACCTTGAATGTTATGTCCAATTAATAATGTTGCTTTGTTTAGCAACTCTAGACATTCATTGAGATTGTCAGGATTAAACTTATAAACTTTGTCAGTTTGAATATCCTTAAAAACAATACAATGAATTTTAAAGTCTACTTTATCTAGAAACCCGTTGGTCTCTACATCAAAGACTAATTGCATTTAATGAATTGTATGAATAGTAATTTTTTCTATACTTGGTAAAATTCCTTGAACACTTTCTAATGCTCTTGAGATAACTATTTGTGCTTCTGGGTCACCGCACATTATTACTGGGTAAACATTGTCAAACTTGATTGCATTATAAATTGCAGTCATTATTGTTTTACAAGTTTCAAACACCAACTGCTGTTGCTTTGGTGCTAATTCCATATAATCTTCTTTATCAATCAAATAAGATAAGATGAATTTAGTAAGAAGTTTTTCATTCATCAAACTCACCTTCGGTCAGACGACCTGTCTCTTTGTTGTAAATTAAATCACAGGCAATACCTGTATCTCCAGTAAATCTATTTTTTAAAACTCTTGCAGTCATAATGTTACTGTTGGCTTCATCTTGTTGGTTTCTCTCAAAGCCAATCACACCATCAGATAATTGTGCTAATGAATGGCTACCTCTCAAATGAGATAGCGAAGTCTGCACACCTTCTTCGTGTCCAAGTTTTCCTTCTGGTCGTTTTAAGTGAGACACAACAAACATTGAGCATTTAACTTCTTCAACAAGCTTTCTTAATTTGGTCATTGTATTATCAATTAACCTTCGCTCATCTCCGTCAGCTAAACCTGAAATAACAATTGAAATATGGTCTAGGAAAATAACTTTGCAGTCTAATGCTTGAACCATATATCTAATACGGTTCATTAAATCTTCAGTATCAGAACTACCAAAGTGGTCATAGAAACATACGTAATTTTTAATTCTATCCCACTCTGCAATAATATCTTTTTCAGGAAGTTCTTTTCTAACTTCTGGTATATGGATTAATTTATTTAAACCTATTCCAACTAATCCTCTTAAACTTCTTTTAACGCTTTCTTCTAAAGCGATGTAACCAACTTTAATTTTTTGATTAATTAAATGATAAGCAATTTCTCTACAGACTTGTGATTTACCTGTACCTGAACCTGCGGTTAATAAAACTAATTCACCCTGTCTGATACCACCAAGTTTATTATTTAATCCATTCCATTGGTAAGGAATAGTTTCAATGTATTCATCATTTAATAATAAATCTTTAGTAGCTGAACCTTCTATAATTCCTTGTGGTGTATAAGTTTGTGCTTGCCATATTGCATCTATAATTTTTGCACCTTGTCCTGTTTGTAATAATTCATTTGGGTCTTTAGCAGGTAATGATGCAATCTTTACTTTTTTAACTGGTAAAACATTTGCACATTCAATTGAAGCTTTCTGTCCTGCTTCATCATTATCAAACATTAAAATAATGTTTTCAAATTTAGATAACCATTCTAATTCTTTTTTGACATACTTCTTTGCTGAAGTTGCACCTGAAGGTACAGAGCATACTGCCCAACGATTGTTTTGAACTTTACTTACTGACAAACAATCTATTTCACCTTCGGTTAAGACAACCATCTTACCGCCATCTTTCCAAAGGTTCTGTCCGAATAAAGTTATTTTACTTGGGTCGCCTAACCACTTAAAAGTTTTGTCTGCAAACCTAATTTTTTGTGCAACAACTTTTAATTCTTTGTCATAATAATTTGCTATTTGTACTGGCTTACCTTGATACGTTGCAGTTTGATAATTAAACTTCTTACAAGTATCTGTATCAATCTTACGTTTTGGTAATGCTTCTATTATTCCGTCTATCATATCTGTTATTGGTTTTGGTTCTTCTACTTGCGTAGGAAACTCTCCATTGTGTTTGTGATAATCGTGGCAACCAAAGCAGTATGTATGGTCTTCATACACACCAAGATTATCTTTAGAGCCACAATTTTCACAAGGAGAGTGATGGAGAAACTTAGAGTTCGTCATCGGTTTCAATTTCAGGAAAGTCGTCTGGTTCTAATTCTGCTAAATCAGCATCATCAGTTAGACCGTCTTGAAATTTATATCCTTGAACGTCTTCATTGAGTAAGTACTCTCTGACATTGAAGTTAGGACAAGTCTTATTCTCGTCTAACATATAATGCCCAACTATTTGTGCGTCAGGATATTTGACTAAAAGTTCTTCAAGAACTTTCTTTAAACTTTCCCATTGTTCACCAGTAAAGTTATCTTCATTTCTATTGTCTTCAGATAATCCGCCTACGACACATACGCCATAGCTACAGTGGTTGTAGCCTTTGACGTGAGCCTGTACTGCGTCATCTGCACGACCTTGTTCTACTTCACCGTTTCTTCTGATTACTTTTCCGTAACCAATCTTGAGCCAACCACGTTCTCTGTGCCATCGGTCTATTTCTTTTGCACCAATATCCATAGAAGGTTTCGTAGCTGAACAATGAATTACAATGTATTTTGTCTGTTCTCTTGCCATTATATTTTATCCTTTAATGGGTGATTATCTTTAAGAGCATCTCTAATTTTTTTAGATTGAATACTGTCTACGACTTCACCATTTATTTTTTGGTTTAATTTAATTTCACTCAACCAACCTTTTGGAAAAGGTTCTTTGGTTGATTGCACACAGTGATAAGGAAACCCAAACATCTCTGCCCACTTGCCGTAGGTAGTTTTAGACTTCTTGCCAATTTTAGTTTTTGCATTTGAGAAAATGAAACGAATATCCAAGTCAGGATTTTGTTGTTTTATAAGCTTCATCTTTTTTCGGTCAGCACTATTGAAAGCACCTTTCGTCTCTATGATAAAACAGGCTTCAATTGGGAAGTCAGGTTTGTAAGTTTTCTTAGCTTCAGGTTGGAAGTAATTAATACTCAAGCTTTCATACCCAAAGACACAACGGTTGTTTTTTAGAAAGTTGAATACTAATTCTTCCAAGCCTGATTTCAGTGTCACAGATTTAGAAATCTGAACTCGTTTGAACTTCTGACGTTTCATTCGAATTAGTTTCCTGACCTGTTACAGTAAAACCATCTTCTTCATCAAATAGATTTAACTGTTTGTTATTACCTTCAACCAATTCAATAATTTGAACTGCTTTTAATTGTGCGGTAACTCCTGCACCTATTGCAGGTACAAAGTAAGGTCTTAACGTAAACGCTACCTTACCTTTTGTTCCACCCCAAATACTTGTTGAAGGTGCAATTGGATTTTTCTTCGCATCTAACACAGCAGGTCTTTGTGAAAAACTTTCTTTTGTTTTTCTATTAATACCTGTTGCTTTCATTTTGAATTTGAAGAAAGCATTACCTTCTTCAATGTCGTATGGTTTAGGTGCTACTTTTATTTTTTTACCATTTGCATTGCTTTCAGCATCAGCAATAGAATTTTGAATAGCGTCTTCAAAAAGCTTAATCATATTCTTTGCTTGAGCTTCTGGTACTTTTAAAGTGACCTTATATAATCCTGCATCGTCAAAACGAGTATCAGGTTTGGTTAAGTGCGGGTAAATAAATTCACCAACTTCACTTATGTTTGTGGCATCTGACATATTATACTCCTTTGGTTAATTGTTGGTCTAGCCATAAGTGGCACTTAATTGCAGTACTGCAACTATTTAGACACAGAAGAACGGACTATTCTTAACTTGCTCCAAATCTAGATTGCCTTTTGCAGGAATATTAGGAAATTTAGCTTTGTTCTTATCAGATAACATTTGCTTCATTTCCATAGCCCAATTCGCAAGAACGTCTTGGCTATAAATTTCACAAAATGCTTCTCTTAAAGCCTGACCCATTTTTTCAACATCAGGTGCTACAACGCCAAAGCTATCGTGAATTAAACTAAATTCATCAACACCATAATCTCTAGCTTTACATACTGCCAACTGAAGTACTGAAGCGTCTAAAGAGTGAATAAAATTAGGACATATTGATTGCCCAGTCTTCCTTTTATCTATTTCTTTAGTTTCAGACTGTATGGATAACTTAACTATACTATCACCCATTTTAGTCTTAACCCGCTTACTTTCCTTTTTATAACAGGACATAAATACTGGTAGTCCTAAAGGTGTTGTCCAAGTTACAGGTAGGTTTTCTTCTGCCACTAACCTAGATACCTTTTTAAGAAATGACATAATTTCTTTTGCACCTTTAATGACATCGTTTATTCCTTCCCAAACAATAGGTGTAAGCCATTGTGTAGGACTAAATAAATCTTCACCAAACTGATGTTGTTTATTTTTTTCTAATAATTCTTTTTCAATATGGTCTTGTAAATATTGTCTGCAAGAATATTGAGTTAAAGAATAAGGCAAACACATCACAGGTTTCTTACAAAGTTTTCTATCTACTCCGTAATCCAACCAATGTTGTGCTAAAGGATTATCTTTTTTATCTCTTAACTTCATTGCAACTTTATTTGCAACTAAACCATAAACATCATTTGGTTTATTAGATGGAATTAAGTTTGTAGCTTTACCACCAATCTCATCTCTCATCATTGCTGAATAATGTTGTAGACCTGAATTAGAACAATCAGATTGTAATGGAAGTGTTGTTATAAAGTTTGGACTAAAATCTGTTTTAGCAAAATCTCTATATTCAATACACCAAGCTAAAAAACCAAAAGGTTTATCTGCTTCAGTCCACCAAGTATTTGTTAAAGGTTCATTAGCACATTCAATAAATTTATCGTTGTACTTCTCAACCCATTCAGTTCTGATATGAAGTTCTTCTTTATCTACTTCACCAAATAAACCTGCACCTGCAATTGCAAATGCAACGAAAGCTTCATCACTTTCCATTGGTCTACCTTTTTTAAATTTAATTAAGGCTCTAGAGTAATCTGCACTTTGCGGTGAAAGCATTGCAGGCTTTGGATATATCCTTCCTCTAAAATCTAATTGGTATGGATAATAAAATCCATCACCATTTAAAAAGTATTCAGCTTCAGAAAGTATTTGTCTAACCTGAATATATTTAGATTTAGATTTGGCACGTTCTTTATAAACCTTTTGTGCTTTTCTTTTCCAAACCGTTCTGCTTTCTTTATTGGTTTCAATATCAAAAGGTTTAGGTGGCAGTTCAATATTTTCAGGATTAACTGGAAGGTTTCCTAAAGGTATATCTTTTTCAATACATTGTTTAATGACATCAAAGACAGGTTTATTAATCACCCACTCTGTTCTCTGCATTGTATTGACTGCATCAACGACTTTAGGCATTTCGTGAAAACGATTATGCAATTCTTCTAAATATCGTCTGTTGGATTGTTTAACTAAATTGTAGTGCATATTATTTTACTCCTTGTTTCTGAAGGTCTTTAACGACATCTTCTGGTTTATTTATTTCATTGAATTTTCTTCCGTAATAACCGCCTACAAATGGGTTTTCCCAATCTCTTGGTGGCATCAACATTGGAAGGTATTTAGGATAAAGTGCTTCATTTCTAATATTGAAGTTCCTTATCTCCTCAATGATTTTAGGCGTTGCTTCAACGTAAGTAACAGTTTTGGTCTTATTCAGCTTTCTATTGATATGCCTGACCAATCCCAGTTTCTCCAAGTAAGCCACCATTTTAACGCCTAAATGCAGGCGACCTTCTTTACCCCAGTCATCAAAAGCCAACTGGTGTTTGTTCATACAGTATGTCCAAACCTTTGTTTTATAGTGATACCTATTGGCGGTTTGGGGTATGTTTTTACCTGCTAATCGTTTAGCAACATTCTTGTATTCTGTAGGATTATCGTATTTGAATTTGGTAATTCTGGCTTCGTGCATTAATCCAGTACCTATCTGAATAGCCAACTTGTTCAGTGTGGTTTCGTCAGAAATACCGTCTATTGCGTTTTTAAGGACTATTAAGCTACAGCTATCCCAAATTCTGGGTCTATGGTCTATAAAGACATTATCTTCAAAAGCCATAGGTGGTAAACACTGACAGAGTAATTTTAAGGCAGTCTGATAATTACCTGCTTCTCCATTGCTCATCTTGCTAACTTCATCATTAATCATCTCTGATAAAGTTGTGATGTATTTTTGCTGAAAGACTAAACCGTAAAGTGTAGTGCTTTCCTGACCTTTGACTTTGGCTTCTCTGACAGTTTTTTGATACCGTTCAATTCCACCACGAAGCATAGCTTCTTCAAATTCCAGTTCCTTTGCAACAAGACTAACGTAATTATCTTTATCTTTGTATTTACCGCCAACTCCTACCTTTAGAAGTTCGTCTAGTTGTTTTTGTAGTAGTGTTTTTTCTTGATTATTATTATCGGACATAATGAGAACATCTCCTTGTTTTTGATTGCAGTACTGAAACGTTGCATTGGATATGTTGCGTTTGTTGCAAAACTACTTGCAGTATTGCAAGCAATAGAACTTTAAAAAAAGTGTAAATTAACCGCTTATTAATTGCAGTATTGGGAAAGAGAACATTTTGGCGGTCAATCCTAAGACTAGTGATTGTGCTAGAAGTCTTAGTACTACCACCAAATTGTCCTCTCTTTGCAACACGTTGCATACAATGCAACACACTTTGCAACGTTACTTTAATAGCAAATTGTTTAACCACAGTCGCTATTTTTCCTGTGGTAGGGGACAAGAGACTCGAACTCTCATGACCGAAGTCGTACGCTCCTAAGGCGTATGCGTCTACCAGTTCCGCCAATCCCCCAAATGATTTTTTTAGAACTGACATTTTCTAGTTTATTCTCCTTTTACTTTCAATAAGTTTCTAGAATTATGACCAATCATAGAAGACGCTTCTTTTTCACTACTATCATTAGTTTCTCTAACATTATTGATGGATTGAATTGCACTACTAATCAGCTTATCTGAAGTGTAAGCGTAGAAAGTCAAAGTCGTTTCTATACAACTGTGACCTGCTAAATCTCTCACAACATTTGGCGGATTATTAGCTTCAACAAGACGTGTAATGAACGTATGTCTAGTAGCATAAGGTGTAAAATGCTCTGGCAAATTACAACGCTCCTTATATCTTTTACATAAAGTTCTAATCCTACTTTGCGTAATATCAAAAGCTTTACCGCCATTACGTAACGCTTGTTCACGTCTGTTTTTAAGCATATCAAAAACTCTGTCAGTCATCGGAATATGAATACTCCAACTGTCAGTCTTCGGTCTAAAGAATTGCATAGTCTTAGACTTGAAGTTTACGTTCTTAATATCAAACTTAAAGAACTCGCCTTGATGTCTCATTCCTGTATCACACAAGAATACGAACGCATCAGCAAATTCAGTTTCACCATCAGCAACAGCTTCATTATATACTTCTTGAATTTCTGCTTCTGTTAGTGGTTGTTTTTTCTTAGTCGCCTGTTGCGGTAAGTTAGTCCAACCGTAGTCATTTCTAGTTTGGTCAATGACTTTAGATTTATCTAACATACCTTCTTTGATTGCATACTGGGTTACAGCACGCATTATACCAAGACGAACATTGATTGATTTATTAGACACTGAATTAAGATTATTCATAGGTCTGTTGTAGACTTCGTCTTTACAGAACTGAATGAACAAGTCTCTTTGTTCTTCGGTGTTAATAGCATCAAGCCTAGCATCGTGCGGAAAGAAATTTAAAATATCTTTAATATAAATTTTAATGTTTCTTTCTTGCGGTGTGCCTGCCCATCTTTTAGCAAATAAAGCATCTACAGTTTCTTTAACAGTACCTACTTCAAATGCTTTACGTACTTTGTTTTTACCGTAACCAGATGCGGACACGTAAGCATCTAATTGGGTTTTAACTTTGATGGCTTCAGTTAAAGATTGCATAAAAAGTTCTTGGTTCATTTGACCATCAGCACCAAGTTTAACTGGTACATAAGAGAACTCTCTATTCACTTTCTTTTCACCATCAACGAAGACCGTCTTAGAAGACTGTATCTCCAATGAATTGTCCCGAAGTCTTATACCTCTTGGACACATTTTCTTAAAATCAACTGCCATATATTTTTCTCCTTTGTTATACGTTGATTTGGTTTTTAATTTTCGTAGATGAAGTTGTTGCAGTTTTACCTAAAAAGATTTCCTGCAAACGTTTACCCCTACGAGTTAGGCTTACTCCTTTACTTCTTTCGTCATCAACAAAAGGATTATCCGTATAAGTAATTAAACCTAGTTTCCCCCTCTTGTGGTCTGACAGATAAAGTAAAGTTCTAGACAAAGCTGATGTTGAAATACTTTTTATAAATATCTCATCATATTTCTTTCTAATATTCTCCATAGAAAGATGCTCGTCTTTGGTGATACAGATAATCTTAAACACCAACTTAAAGTGTTCTCTCATACCTGTAGCGTGTAGTGTTTCGTTTGAAGCTTGCTCAACAGACTTCACCACTTCTTCAAAGGCTCTGTCAAAAGCTAAACTAACGACTACGTTTTCTGTCGGTGACATCACGTCCCTTTCTGTTAGGTCTTATTTAGACTACTTTAGCTTTGTGATATATTGAGTATTATGATTTGTCTTCAATTTATTTAGCGATAATTCTTCAGGTGTATCAAAAGAAAGTATTCTTAAGTCGCCCGCAGGCACAGTTTTTTTAATACTGTACCTAATACAAACAGAACCAATTTTAACTACAGAAGTTTTTTCAGTGTCATCATTCACTTCAACTATTTTAGAAATGAATGGAATGTTCACCATAGCTTTTCTGTAGCTTGGTTCATTTGCATAATTATCACGAAGGTCAAAGACATGATATGATAAGTCCTGTATGCGTCTAAACAGACGACATCTTAACTTAAACCATATTACACAATATAACTTCATTATATTTAAAATTGCAAAAGTAGTCATTTGCACCATCTTATACATATTTTTCCTTTCCTTGCAAGACTGCAATTATTTCAATCTTACAATTATTTAAAAAATGACTGATTGTTGGTATCTGGCTAAAAATAGATAAACTCATTTTATATTCTAATAGCCATAATATCTCGGTGGACACGTTGCGTTCTAGCTTTTGGGGTTGTTCATTTACTATCATTGTTTACTCCAATGTGTCTTCTATAGTTTCAACAATAATAATTTCAGACTTTGGTTCTAATGCGTCAGTTGTTTGTTGTAACGCAAGTGCCAATTTACTTTTTTCAAAGTCAGGCAAGGCGTGACCAAAGTTTTCATACTTCTCAAGTGTAAGTATTTGCATTTGTCTATCCTCTTGGTTGTTGCAGTTTCTTAAAAGAAACCTGTTCGTTAAGATATTTGATTGCAAGCCTTACAACTTGAGACCTGCTGATTTCAACAGGTGCTACTTTAGTTTGTAGGTTTGTGATTGTTTCATAACATTTCTTATCAATTGAAATGTTTTTGTACTTTGTAATGTCTGTCATTTTATTCTCCTTTGACAGTTGTGAAGTGTCTTAAAAGACATCTTCTGGTTAATAAAAGAACGTTTAGTTCAATGGGTAGAAAGAAAGGTAAAGACCCACTAGCTTTTTGGTCAGTATCTTACGTAAGCCACCTGAAGCTAACAAAGTGTACGTTGCGTACAAATTGCTGAACTAAATGTTCTTCCGTACAGATAAGCTATAAGATTAACCCGACCAATAATCGGGAAAGATAAAAATATAATTTATGTTAAGTTATTTCCCGACCACTCACGGGTTCTAATAACTTCATTATTTGCCTGCTAAACTATCATTATGTAAATCAATAGCAGTATCTATCTTTGCCATTATTTTTTGATTGGTTTCAGACTTACAAATTTTAACCCAGTCTTTCCAAACTTCTTGTAGTCTATTGTAACCAGTTTTAGGTTTAACTTCTGTAAACCATTTAGTGGCATTATGAGTGACACACCATTCTTTAAAAAACTTACTATTAAATAAGTCAGTCAAAGTATAATCACCCATCTTCTTTTCTTTACGTTGGTATTTCTCTCTATCAAAATGAGCAACTAATAATTCTATTTTAAATAAGTCTTTTGCAAAGTCTTGCTTTTCTAATTTATCTCTAACTTTAATTAAATGATGGCAAAGAACTTGAAATAATTCCAAAGGTATTACACCAAGACTTTCAGCTAAAGCTTCAACATCACCATAGCTTTCAACGTAATAACCTATTTTAGTTTTATCTTTCTTCCATTGGTCAATGTAATGTTTAGGTAAATCAAACTTACTTTTAAGATTATTGTTTTCTATGTATTCGTTTAGTCCGTGTCCTTTTGAAAGTCCGTGTTCACCTACTCCACCACTAAGCAAACCTTTAGCAGTAGCATCAATAGGTTCATACGCACCAATGCCTGCACCAAAAGGATTTGGTAATTTTTTCCACTTACCTAAAAACTCTAGGTCAGGTGCAAAGTTAGAACCTTTCAGTTTGTCCATAACTTCTTTCTGACTTTCTAAAAGTTTTTTAACTGGTGCTAATATTTTCTCTTGGTTCTTTTTTATTTGGTCAAAAGGTTTCTCAATATGTTTTCTTAACTTCTTAACTCTCTCAATTGTTTCTAAATAATTTTTATACTGCTTACTTGTCTTCTTCCAATGTTCATAGTTTCTTAAATTATCTTTACCTAAAGGTTTACCCATATACATTGGAATACCTCCTGAAGGTGTTTGAACACATATCGTATAAAACTGTGCGTCAGTTAGTAAGTCGCAGTAGTGAGCAACCTTATAAGCATCTTCCATCTGTCTCTCTAACTCTTTTTCTTCAGCTTCTTTTTTTCTGTATTCAGGCGTAGGTCTTACCGACCAGTATTCATCATAGAACTCTAACATTCTTTCGTCTTTGATTTTCTTTAAATACTTTTTATCTCCAAGCTTTACTTCTTCAAATGGTGTGCCAAAGTCGTGAACACTAATGGTTTGAGTTAAATACCAAAGACCTAGTGCTTTACGTTCATCAATTGGAAAAGACTTCAGGTATTTATTCTGCTCATCTTTAGTTAGCAGTACGTATTCACGAACAGTTAAGTATTTGTGATTAGCCTTTTGTTGTAACCCAGTGAAGACAACAGGTTTGTCTTTGGCTTTACCTTTGGTTCTCCCAATACTGGAAACGCTTTTGCTTTTACTTTGTGTCTTCTTCATAAAAATATTTCAAACAGATAATGAGAAAGATAAAGCGAAATTTTTTTAAATCAAGAAATCAGAGAAAAAAAATAAAAAAATCGTGAACAAAAGTTCTGAAGACTACCGATAAACATTACTATTGTTGAATAATATAAAATCCTATTGCAACATACGTTGCGTACGTGGTGGTGTGCCTATGTAAAAATAAAATGGGTGGCACGGGGACAATTTCAAAAAGTGTATATACATAACCTTGTCAGATTTTTTTGCTAAATTATTTTAGGTATAATCTTGAAACTTATCATACATAGAATAATCAACTGCATAATGAAGAAATTCTTCTGTATTCTTTAAGATAAACTCTCGGCTATCCTTAACGCTATCCTTCTGTCCTTCTTCAGTTAGACCATTCACTTCAAAGATACTGTCCTTGATAATCTTCTCTACCTTATTATCAGGCTTAAACTCCTTAAAGAGAGACTTTAAGTATATCACTTTGTTTGACATAGTATTCCTATCTATAGTTATCTTTAGTTTTGACTTTAGGTTTGAGTTTATCATCTTCTTATTATTTCCTTTTTACAAAGGTAAAAGAATAAGTTTAACTTTAGTTATAAACTACCAATAGTGGCACTTAATTAAAAAGATAAGAATAATAAGGATAATAAT